GATGAATAAGACCTCCTTCCCCCTCAGACAATGGATTTTATGTCTACAGTAGGCTCCCCATCACGCCGATGACCATTTGAGCAAATTCTGACACGTGTGTGAGCATTTACCAGATGTCAATGTCAATGATGAAGTTCCTTTAACAGGGATTGTATGACCAGAGTGCATGTGACCAAAAAGTCTGTGACCTGAACGAAAAGTCATCTCCTCCATTCCAGAGAGTGCCATTCCTTGCGTCATTTTGATGATGTTGGCTGGCATGCCCGAATAGCACATCCTTCGTATCATGTTTACCATGTGCGCTTTCGTTTTCAATGAGAGGCAAAGGTAGGCGTTGTGATCTTCACGCGTGTCCAGGTACATCACGATGGGAACGGTGCCATACGCAGGACGCAGAATGACCTTGTGTGGGAACTGATTTGCGGCCGCCACGTGCGCTTTTCCACCATTTCCAGTCTTCTGCTCCACTGGGTTCAGCTCCTCCATGTCTTCCTGCAGCTGTGTCATCTCCGTTGAATAGTCAGGGAAAGATTCCAACTCGTCAGGATCAAGGATCAGCCAGCCAGTCAAGCCAAGGTCTCCAGCGGTTTTCTTCTTCATTATGCCACGCATATCGTCTCTAAGGCGTCGCTTAGCTTCAATGACTCCGCGTCTGTCTGGTCTGTCGTTTGAACCGCGACTGTTGTCTTCTGTCCATTTGTCATTGAGGATTCTGAGGTAAGCGTCTGCGTTCGCAGAAAGGGCATTTGCGCAACTAGTGACGAAATAGCTCCATTCACTCCATGTCCAATCTCCGGGTGTAGAATGATCCCACAACGTATCGCCGTCGCATTGATGAGTGACCATAACAGGCTTAGCATTATGAGACAAACCAACCCGATGCCCGCATTCAACACATATTCGAAGGGAACCGACCCTAACAAACTTGCTGGTACCAGGGATCCACTCGCTTGAAGTGTTATGTTGGTCGTCATAGAAAATAATACTCCCGTGTAAAGTTGATTCTATAAAATCAGAAAAGTCAGTAGTTGTCGCCGTCCTATGGTTCGCCATTTGGGTTTCACGTACAGAAGTCTTTATC